CAACACCATTATACTTGTTCAATAGAGAATCGAACTCTGCAACTCTATCTGAACCAACAACCATTACGATTGATTTGTGTCCTTTGTTGTGTAGTGAGACTGCAATCTCAAACACATTTCTTGCTTTGTCTACAACAATGTTCCGTGAATGTTTTGGGAACATATTCTTCATATATGCAACTTTTTTAGAATACGGTAGTGGATCTTTCTTTGCGTTTTCAGAGTGACTTGCGAACACATAGTAAGGTGCGCCAGGGTTCTTCTTTGCCTGTGTCGCAACAGCTTCTAATAGTTTTTCATGCCCTGTGGTTGGTGGATTGAATCTACCAAAAGTGAATACACAAGTATCCCCACGAGCCTCTCTAATGTCCTTAAAAGTTTTCATTGTTCACTACCCAATTCTCTTGCCTTTTTAAGTCTTTCCAACTCATCCTTCTTTAACTTTATAATAAGTTTTTTTGCAATCTTTTTAATCGCAGCACCCTTCTTAGAAACAATTCTATCATCAAGTGCCTGTCTTTGCATTAAAGGAAGATTTGCATAATCCTGTTTATCCATACCAGCAAACTTTTTAATAATTATCTGTTTCGCAGCTTTGTTTGCTCTCTGTTGAATTTTTGAATTAGTCGCCAACTTCTTTTTTGATCTGGCAATTTTTGCCTGAACAGCAGGGTTCTTCATCATTTTTTTCATTCGCAAACCCATTTTTCTTCGTTGAGAAACAGACAAAGCTTTTCTCTCAATAAGTTCTAACATTAGGTCGTCAAATGTTTTCATTTCATTAAAGCCTTTGCTGTATCTAACGCCTTCTTTGCATTTGGGTGCTTTGGATTAATATTTACAATATCACCATTTACAAAATCGGAGATATTTGCAGATTTACCAAGAGCCTTTATTGCCTTATGAAGTGGATCTTTTGGATCAAAATTCACTTCAAAATTTGGTTTACCTCTAACTTCTACCCAACTACTCTCACCAGTTTTCCACATCTTCAACACATCTTGATTCTTTCCACGAACCAGTTGTAACTTAATACCCTCTTTAAGAAAAAATGAAAGTGGTCTCATTTATCCCACGCCTTGATTGCAGTAAAGTTATTGAAACTAAATTCCATTCTATCCACAAGTTTTACTGCATTACCAGAAATTCTATCAATTGCAACATACCCTTCTGGGTTTACAACTTTAAAACCATTTTCAGTTTTAATAAAAGTTCCAATACTCTTTACAGTATTTAGTTTCTTTACAATACCCATCTTAGCTTCTACGATATGGTTTTGAAACTCAATAATATTAGATAGGTTTACAATATGTTTCTTTAGTTCACGAACTATTTCTTTTTTATTATTTTCTACTTCTTGTTTTTTAACAGGAGTTTTTAGTTTGCCAATCTTTTTATTAAACACCTCTTCAACCCAAGAAATATATCCTTGAGCATGTTTCTTTGGATTAGTAATCTTCTGTCCCTTTCTCACCATACTATTATTGTATGTCTTGAGAGAAGCACCAGAAAAATCACCAGTGAAACTATTTTGAATTGTAAGAAAACCAGTAAGAAGTTGGGAATTAATTTTTCTGAATGTAGAACCAGCCATAGACAAGTGTGAAGTTACAACTTCTGTTTCTTTTTCAGTCATTGTTGCTTTACCAGAAACATCTTTATAGGTTGCATCGTCCATCCAAACTGTAGATGGTTTCTGCAATCCTTTGATATTTGCACCAAAAGAGGCCTTCATGTCTTGGAGTGTTTTGCCTGTATATGTGGTGTGCCACACTACACCAATCTTTGCATTATTGATTTGTTTACCCAATTCTGAGTTCGCATCAACTGCATATACAATTGTGTTTGGTTGGAATGTTAGGAAAGATTTACCATCAATAGTTTCTGTAGAAACATCATCAGTAAACATCAAGTCACCTTGAAGAACACCTGTGATACCCAACTTAGAAAACTCTGCAAGTGCAATCTTAAACTTAGAGTTCAATGCACCAGACAATCCGTCTGCATCAATCTCTGCGTTTGACTTGTAAAGTTTTGGTTCTATATTAAATACTGATTTCTTTGCAACAAAGAACCGTCCATCTTCTGGATCAATTCCAGCAAAGATAGCAGGAGCTCCATCCCACTTTACAGTCATGTTTACAGAAGAACGAGAAGAACCGGCCAACATGTCACGCAAAGACTGAATAAAGTTGATAGCAGCTCGGCCGCCATCAACTCCGAAATTTAGAATTTCGTCCTCTATGTGTTCTAGGTGTAGGTTTTTCCCACCTTTATCTTCGGTGAGAAAACTTGAAAATTTTAACATGTGGCACAGTTTCCATTAGTACAAATAGGTTTATACTATTTATAATAACACAACTATTCACAAATGTCAATAGTGTTACCTTTTATAAATTTAGGAAGAGGCCTGTCTCCAAAGGGTTTGTTTTTAGTAATTCGTTCTGATAACAACTCTGCCTGTTCTTTTGTATTAAATGAACACACGATATCATTTGATGGAAACTCTACGACTTCCCACCTGTTACCATTTTTATTTACAAAGTATTTTGGACTTTTATACTTTGATGTCCGAAAATTTCTCATAAGTCTTGTTCTTTCCAAGACCCACTCCGAAAGTTGTTTTATCAAATGCTGGGGTGTCATCTTCTTGTCCACTGTCAATAATGTCATTTTGTGCTTCCTGTTCGCAATCATATAGTTTCATTCTAGCTCTGTCAATTCCTATAACAAATCTCTTGTTGGTGCCAGGATCATTATAACGATTCTTCAGTTGTTTCACCATTATCTGGTTGAGACTTTCCAAATCTTCTGTTGATATAAGTGCAAACATGAGGTCAGCCGTAGCAGGCAAACCAAAACTTTCTGATGTATCTTCCAAGCCCACATCTGAACTGGCGAACCCACCTCTAGTTGTTTGTGTTGCCGACATAATCGGTACATTATTTTCAACTGCAAGGCCCCTAAGTTCCTCTGCAATTGCTTTGATATAAAAATATGATCCAACATTTGCATTCCCCTTAAATCTAGATGATGAACAGATATTCAAATAATCAATAAAGATAATATCTGGTCTGAACGACTTCTTTAGAGCCAGTTCCTTAATTAAACTTCTGAAATGTCCAGAGTGAGCAGATGCAGTTGGGTATTCTTTGATAATCAACTTTCCGTTGGTCTTTGTTTGAATTTTGGAGAGGCGATCAGTAAACATTTTCTTTGGTAACTCATGTAAGTCATCCATAGTAATGTTCATAAGGTTCGCATCAATTCTTTCTGCAATCCGTTCCTCTGCCATCTCCATTGTGATGTATAGAACATTCTTACCTTGCATGAGGGTTGACGCAGCCATGTGACACATGAATAACGATTTACCAACACCAGTTCCAGCAAGGGCAATGTTCAAAGTTTTTTGTGGGAGTCCACCTTTGGTGATCTTGTTAAAGTATTCCAAGTCGAACTCTAATTTTTCTTCTTTTCTATGGTAGAACTCAAATCGTTCCTCACCATCTTCTACATAATCGTGTCCAACACTCTGATCAAAAGCAACTGATAAAGCCTCTGATAGGATGGATGGTATTGCTTCTGAAGTATGTGTTTTATCCTTTCCCTCAATAATCTGAATACCACTAAGGATAGCATTGTAGACTGCTTTATCCTTACAAAACTTTTCTGTTGTATCCACCAACCACTGCATATCAACATCTGCATCAGACAGGGTTTCAACGATATCAACAACTCTTTTAAATTGTTCTTCTGTTAAATCTTTTCGATTGTCCAGTTCAATGGACAAAGATTCTTTTGTTGGTTGATTTCCATACTTTTCAATAAACTTGGAAATCTCTTCAAACACAACTCTTTCGTGTAGGTCTGAAAAATACTCTGGTTTAATAAATGGAAGAACCTTACGAGCATAAGGTTCATTCTTTACGAGATTAGATAGTGTTGTTCTTTCAATTGTCTGTATTGACATATTGTAAATTATCTTCCTTTAACTGTCGTTCTAAGATGATGGTGAGAATATCACCAATGAGATTCTTAAAGTCCATATCTTCTTGTAATTGTTCTTCTGTATAACCACCTGAGTATATCACATCATAATGAAATGTCAAGGGCATTTCGCCACTTTCTGTCTCTTCACCAAATTCTACTTTACCATACTTATAGATAATGTCTTTATAATCTTGGGCTGTTGGTAGAAGTTTTATACCTGTCCACTTTTCACCCTCTTGTTTTGAGCTGACATACTCAAAACATCTTTCCAAATCAACTTTAGTCAACTGCATCTTCAATCACCTCTTCTACTACTGCCTTCTGTCCGTATTTAAATTCTTTACCAGCAGCCTCATCCAACTGCGCCATCACTTCTTCAGTAAAGAACTTCTCTGGGTCATTATTGATTGTTTTACCAAATGTTTTAGTTCCATCCGGCAACTCAATACGAGTAGATACAGATTTAAAGATACCATACTTCAGTGCAAGTTCAAGTAGTCCATAGTATCTGTCTAGACCACGTTCATACATCAGACGAACATCAACCATCTTGTTTTCGATTGTCAAACGAGACTTAGCATTCTTACAGTGAACGATATTACCAACAACCTCAGTTCCATCTTTTTCTTTCTTCTTGGAAAGGTATACGATAGATGATGCTGCATACTTCAGTCCAGAACCACCACCCATTTCTTTGGTTGGGAACATAGAACCAACAACATCATATGTATGGTTTGTTACAACCATAGGAACTTTTGCTTTACCAAGTTTCAAAGTCAACACACGAAATGCAGCCTTGAGAACTTGGGCCCGTGTCATATCACGAGTTTCTTTACCTTCACTAGTATCCTCTACTTCTTTAGTTGTAGACAACATACCAAGTGAATCCAGACATAACATCATTGGTTTTCTGTCTGCTTCGTTCTGTTGCAGATATGCATCCAACACTTTAATTGACTGAGTACGAAACTCTTGTACAGTTGTCACTGGAAGAATAACCATACGAGAGGGGTCGATACCTCTATCAATTACCATCTGTTTAGTGATTGCACTTTCTGATTCAAAATACAAAACGCCTGCATCTGGATTTGAATCCAAAAACGACTTTACCATACCCATCACAAAGAAAGTCTTACCAGTTGCAGACTCACCAGCAACAGCAGTAATCTTATTTGATGGAAGTCCACCATAGATACTACCACTTAACAACGCATTAAAAATATACGAACCTGTATCAATAAATGAACTTACATCTCCAGCTTCAACGCCTTCTGATACAAGTGCAGCATATTCGTTGCCTGCTGTCTTGGCAATGTCTTTTAAAAAATCCATTATATGTCTCCATCACTCCTGTGGTTTGAACGAAACGCCTCAAATCCATCAGGATATCTCGCTTCCAATTTGTCTATATTAGTATCTATAACATCTTCCAAAGAGATATTCAGTGCAATACAAGCTTGTACAATGTACCACATAATATCACCAAGTTCACGTTTCATGTGATATTGTGCATCATCATCCATAGGTTTACCTTGGAAGATACACTTCTTCACAATTTCTGCAAATTCACCACCCTCTGCACTGATACCAATTGCAGCGGTTAGAATGCGTTCTGGTGAAACACCGAACCCATCAATAACATCTAATGCATCAGAAAACGCCTGTGGATCAGATGATGCATCACTAGTTACAGCGTCTACAAATCTAGCATAGTCTAGTAGAAAATTGTTGTCCATTATAAATCTCCAAAGATAGTGTTATGAGTGTTATATACTTTAACAAATGTTGTGCATTTTGTCAAGTCTTTTATTCGTCTTGCTCCAACATAAGTACAGGACGATCTGATTCCACCAAGAATAGTTTGCACAGTATTAACAATACTTCCTCTGTAGGGAACAATGACTTCCTTTCCTTCTGCGGCTCTGTAGTCTTTAAGTCCACCGAAATGTTTTTCATTTGCAGTCTCCGAGCTCATACCATAGAATTTTACTCCTACTGGTTCTGGATTGTCATCTTCCAATATATATTCTCCCCCACCCTCATCGTGACCTGAGAGCATCCCACCGAGCATGACGAAATCTGCACCGCCTCCGAAAGCTTTTGCGATGTCTCCAGCACATGTGCAACCGCCATCAGCGATAATATGACCACCCAAACCATGAGCAGCATCAGCACACTCAATAACAGACGATAACTGAGGATACCCAACACCAGTTTGAATACGAGTAGTACACACACTGCCAGGCCCAATCCCACACTTAACAATATCAGCTCCATTTAAAATCAACTCCTGTGTCATATCACCTGTAACAACATTTCCTGCTATGATAACAAGTTCTGGATGATTTAATCTCAACTGATAAATGAAGTTACTAAAGATTTCAGTGTATCCGTTTGCAACATCTACACAAAGATACTTAACAGCACCATCACTTAGTTCATACACATTCCTAAATTTTAGATAGTCATCATCAGATGAACCAATTGACATTGCAACACCTTCAACTCTAGTTTCTTTAAGTTCTTGGTTATCAGGGTCAAAGAAACTAACTAATTGGTTTACTGAATATGTCTTTACTAGACATGTAAACAAACCTTGTTCTGCAAGTGCATCAGCCATTTCAAACGTACCAACACCATCCATGTTAGCGCCCATAATAGGAACACCAACATACTGAAGGCCACTATTTCTAAATTTAGTAATTCGTACTAAGTCAACATCTTTTCGGGATTTAAGAGTTGATCTTTTAGGACGAATGAGTACATTAGAAAAGTCTAGTTTGAAATCATCTTCGATTTGCATTAACTTACAAGTCCTTTTTGTGGAAGAGCAATACCACTAGTTTGTGAAGTCCAACCATTTGCAACTTCTTCTGATGTTTCAATGTAATACAAAACAGATGTTTTAGCAAAATCAAAATTGCCTTTTGGTTCTGTACCTGTCATTGAGATACCATTGACAAGTCCAACTCCTTGTTGTGTAACTTGAACCATTCTTGGTCTATTAATTACAATAGAACTGAATGTTTCTTCTACAAACTTTCCTACAATTTCTGCACCGTTATTTAAAACGAGTGTCACTACTGTTCCTTTTTCCATTTTATCTACCTTATAATATCAATGTCAGCGTTTCTATTCCAAACCTCAACTTCAGTCCTGATTCTATTATCAGCTTTGAGAGACTCATATCGGTTGATTGCTTTCTTTCTCCACCAATCAACTAGAGTATCAAACTCAAATCTGTCATAGTTCTCTTTCTTCTCCAAAGTATCCGTTTCTAAATTCAAATATTCTTTAACATTTGAATATCCATAATCCGACATAAACTGTCGTTTCTGTTCTGTCAATCCTTTTGCTTCTGCAAAGACATTAACAAACTTTTTATACTCTTCTGGTTCTACATCTTTGAGAGAGGCTTTGATAATAGATACCATCTTAGTTTGTGTTTTAAGTTTTCTGGATGAGGCACCATCATCAACAAGAGATTCGCCATCATTTCTTTTCTTGAACCAATCATTCAAGTTACGAAAGTTAGCATCATTGATAAGTGGTGCAAAATCAGATTCAGTCAAACCTTTAAATCTCAGAATTGGTTTCATACCATCATACATAGAAGAACTTTTAGATGAACCATAAAGTGATGTTGTTTCAAACATGCAGAATGGGCCACCGTACTTTTTGTTCAGTGTGTCTTTTGCGAGATGTGAACAACACATTGCTGCAAGAAGTTTACCACCTAGATAATTAAATCCAAATGGTTGAGTTGGAACAATAGTAAAACCCATAATTGTAGAGTCATTAAATCTTTTCATAACTTCTGGGTTCATGGTATCTAACGGTTTACCCAAAAACAAATTACGAGGTTTAGAGTTAATTGTTGGAGAACCAAATCGAATAAAACCAACAATCTTATTTGAATTCTTTTCGTACACAATCCACTTGAGAGACTTGCCTGGGATTGATGCTTCGACAGCATGTGAAGTCACAATCTCCAAGTAATTAACAAACACTTCTGTAGGAACTTCTTTTACTGCAAATTCCATATCATTAGGATGAATGTTAAAATTATCAAACATATCATCTTCAGGCCCCATGCCTGGCAAAGAGATTGGATAGTTTGACATACGTTCCAACTTTACACGGCGTAAGTAATCATCAATACGACCAAAGTTTGAAAAGTAATCTACAAAAATATTTGCAGCATATAAAGCGTCATCCCGATTTAGTATCATGTAAAGAAATCCTCAAGTGTAGTTTGTGTTCCATAACTTCTATCAATTTGCCATCCAATTTGGTTCATAATAAAAACCAAAGGTTCAACAAACGCTTTATCGAACTGTACATCATAGTCTAAATATTGGTGAATGTCAAGCTCTTTTGGAAGTTTTGTAATAAAAGAAATTACATTAGATTGCATTTTGTTAGGTGTTCTCATATTGAGAAACTTAATCTTGTCACCCTCTTGAATAAGAGGATATTTGTGAGTAAGTTTTTGATTGCGAACATAATGATTATAAAGAATAGCTCCCTTACAATGCATTGGCGCACCTTTCTTGAAAATACCAGAACTGTCACTCCACTTATCAATACCATTCACTGAACGAGGGAATGCAATCTCTTCTGGGGAGAGTTTCATAAACTCTTCACGAAACTCTTGAATGAAGTTGTTTACATCTTTCTCTGTTCCAGACATAATAACTTTTAGTGCCTGTTTAATCTTCTCACGACAGGGTGCAGGCGTTGATGACTTGACTGCCTCAATACCCATAATCTTGAGTTGTGGTTCTTGGTAACGAACACCTTCCACATCCCATGCGTTGAGGATATATCTTTTCTTTGCAGTCCAGATACCCTTGTCTGCAATCACCTCACGTTTCATCTGCATCTTCTGATCGTATGCGTTTACATACGAAGCGAGAGCTTGATAACAGTTATCAATAAAAGGTTCAATTTTCTCTTTAGCAACTCTGTCAAGGAAGTCAACGGCCCGCCCACGATATGAATCTTCCGACTCATTATCTCTCTTTTTAAGCACACTGTCAACCAATCTGTCAAAAGTAATGTATACTGAATCCGTATCTGACGCAATAACATAATCTTCTCCATCAGTTTTCAATAGTTTGTTTAGATAGATGTTTAGGGATTTCTCAATCCAACGAATAGAAAGTTGTCCAGAAGTTGTAATACCTTCTGCAATTCTCAAATCATAATATCTAAACCACTCATTACCAATCGCACCATAAGCAGAGTTCAATGAAATCTTTCGTGCCATTTGGATGTTAGAAAAACGAGATACATCATTTAGATATTTTGGATCTTTTGTATTTTCGTATTGTTGTTTTGCTTCCAACATCTTCTTTTTGTAGATGGTGCGTTCATCATACATTGTCTGCATCATCTCAGGTAAGAAACCTTGAAAATCTTTGTTAAACATCGCACCGTTAGGTGTGAATGTAACAGTTGAAGGAACTAAGTCTCTTGTATTGTATTCTTGGGCAATCAAGTCATCTACAGCAGTATCACCAAGATCAAGTTGATGTTGCAACAAAGTCTCTGGTGAAATATTGTACTGCATAATCAAGTGTGGATATAGACTGTTCAAGTCAAAGGATAGAACCCATTTATGTTGTCCAACTTGTGGATCTTTGACATATGCACCAACATACTTCTCTGACTTTGCAGAACGGCCAGGCTTCTGTGGAATTACAATCTTGCGTTTTAGAAGATGATTATAAATCAATACATCCCAATACTTAACAGAAGTAAATGCATCGGCCATGTTTACCTTTGCTTCATAAGTCATAGTCAAAAGTAAGTCAATCAGTTTCATCTTGTCATCTAGTTTGTCAACAAGTTCAACGTCTTGAATATTATAGTCTAGAAATGACTGATAATCTTTTGTGTACCAATCACGAAATGTTTCATATGGGTTTTCATCTTTACGTTCACCCAACTCTACGAGAGCAATGTGATCAAGTCGATAAGATTCTTGATATGCATATGTAAATTTACGATATAGTTGTAAGTAGTCAAGATCGTTCACACCAAGAATATCATATGCTTGATTTTCTTTACCGTAGTAAACAACCTTACGAGAACTGACAACACCCCAAGGCGAAAGGCGTTTTACAGCCTCCTCACCCATGATTTTGTTAATACGGTTTACAAGATATGGAATATCAAAGAACTCTGTGTTCCAACCAGTGATAACGTCTGGGTGATCGTTCTCCCACCAAGAAACGAACTGAGCAAGGAGTTCACGTTCAGTCTGACACTTAATGTAATTAACATCCTGTCTATCATTGTGGTAGTCGTGCAAACCCCAAACAGTAATGTTACCACTTTGGTGATCTTTAACAGTTATAGACAACATTGGTTCAACAGCTTGGTCTGCAAATGGAAAACCATTCTCACACTCAACTTCAATATCAATTGTTATAATACGAAGCTGTGAACTGTCAAATTGAATTTGTTTTGAATATTTTTCTGAAATGTAAGTGTATGGGAACTGAGTCATACCATACGCAAGGTGAGGTTGATTTTCATACCCAGATATGAATTCTTTAGCCTCTTTGATAGAAAGGAACTTCATTGGACTAACATTTTTGTTGTCCAATGTTTTCCAACCAGTTTCTTTTTGAACTGGTACAAAAAGTGTCGGTTCGTACTTTACTTTGAAGTTGGAACGAATACCGTTCTCAACTGCACGAACCAACAATTGATTACCCCACTGGGCGACATGTGTGTAGAAATTCAAGACATTTTCCCTTATCAACTGTACTCATTATATAACAAAATAGGGGATGTGTCAAGAGAAAAGAGGCAATTGTTCCTCTGAACTGAAATGTTTATTAATCATGTCAACCACATCTTGTGCATCGGCAATCTTAATTAGTTCTGCTTCTACAGCCTCTGCGATATCAGAATGTTCACCAATACCGGCAGGGTTCTTTAGATAGACTGCAATGTTCGCTTTGTGCATTGCAATCTTGCCTTCATTTAGTTTTCTTATTGCATCAAGTAGCATTATATACTCCAATTTTTTCTATTCATAAACATAGACAATATCTCTTTTGTGATACTTCTTTTCTGATCTTTAATTAATGGTTTTGATGCAGCACTATTAAACACTGCCTCGATACCCATAAGTCCAGGCGTAGAATTTACCTCAATAAGATATGGTTTATCTTTATCTCTGTTCTTGGCGGGAATAAAGTCAACTCCGACCATCATTCCGTCCACTGCTTTAGCTGCCCGAATTGATTCTTCTTTTTCTAATTCAGTCAACTCATGTATCTCTGGTTCAGAACCTTGAGAAACATTACTTCTAAAGTCACCACCGATAACAGGGCGTTTCATTGCACCCAATATTTGTCCAGCGACAACAATAACTCTAACATCGTAATCTGTCTTAACATATTCTTGTAGAATGATATCTACATATTCATCTTCTCTATATAGAAGTTGTACAATACTGTGAAGAGATTTTAAACTCTCAATCCACATTACACCAACACCTCTAGAACCTGTAGAAGTTTTTAGAATCATAGGAAACTTGTTTCCTAGTTTTTCTGCGGCCGCCTCGGCACCTTCTGCATGTCTTACTAGAACTGTTTTGGGGGTATTAAAGTTTTCTCTTTGAAACACAACTTGGTTAAACCATTTGTCTCCACAGATATCGTGGCATCTTGTAGAATTGATTACTGTATAACCTTCATGTTCAAGATTATTAATAGTTACCCACCATGAACGGTTTCCAAGTTTTGTTGTAGAACCAAGTCCTCTAGCCATAACTAGAGTGTCTTTTGGATTAATCTTAAAAGGTTTTTCGTATTCTGCATCTGACTTCATTGTAGGAAGTTCTGCCTTACCTTCATCATTAACTGCAAAAGAATATACTAGTTTACTGTCTCCATCAGATTCCATATAAGAACCAGACAACTCAGCAAGATACACTTCAATACCCATTTTAGATGCAATCTTACGAATCATAGGCCCTGTTTCGTTAGGGTCTAGTGGATCGTCATGCGAAAGGATAAGAAGTTTATACTTCTGTTCTTTTGGTTCTTCTACAATGAAATTTGAAAAAGATTGTGTCAATTACGATTCTCTCTTCTTACCAATATTGTATTTTGTTTCCAAAATCCATTCATCTTTTTCTTTAAAGGCAATAACTTTAATTTGTGATAGTGGAGCTTTCGGTTCTGAATCTCCAACGATTTCTACCAGACCCCAATCACCCAAAAGTCCAGCGATTGAATTTCTGCGAGAGATATCGTTCTCATTTAGATTAGTGTCTTTACCATCAAGTGCAAAGAGTTCCTTGAAATGGACAATGTAGTACTTGCCTTGTTTATGTAGGATATGACAAGACTGATAGAGTTTTCTCTCTTTACGAGATGCAACTCCAATACGAGACAAGGTCTCACGAACCTTCAAAAAGTCATCTGGTTCATTAAGTTTAACTTCTAGCATCTTCTCAGGATGCCATTCAATTTCATTCATTTTCTTCCACCTTTATTCAAACTATTTTTAATAGTGGTTATCTGGTCATCATTTAGTATTGATAGTGCTTGTTTCGCTTTCTCATTACTATAACCATAATATTCTTTTATATACTCCAAGTTTTTCAACTTATCGGCTTTCACCCAAGGTGCATATCGTTTCTTGGGTCTAATAGTATTTAGTAAAAAGTCATATTGTAGTTTTGAATCTAGGTGGTGTCGTTGATTCATCTCATTAACTAACATTATAGTGTCATTGAAAGGTGCCAGGCACTTGTTAATGATATAGGGGGAATACTTCTTCTCCCACATAGGGTCATCTGATTCTAACAGATGTTCCTTTGTTTCGTTAAGAGATTTAAGATAGTCTTTTAGTTCATAAGTCATTTCCAATTTACCTGTGTCATAACCTCAATCATATATGCAAGCATATTGATTTCTTGGTCAGCGACAAATGCAGACTTATAAGAATAATCTGCTGTTGCGAGAACAAGATGAGGAACAGTGGCTGGTTGGACTTCTTCATAGAGTGTATCATATATTTTACGATACATACGAGCTGGATCATTGTCCAGATTGTTTGCAACCCATTTACGAATAGACTTGAAGTCTTTCTCTTTGAGAAAAGTTGACAAGTCTTTCATATTCGTTTCTGAAATATTGACTAGGATACCAGCATCAATCATACCAGATGCAGAATATCTTTGCAATTCATTCAGAACCCTACGCCAGTCTGGGAAGTGTTTTTCCACAACACCAGCGACAGCCTTTGGTTCATACTGAACATTTTCTTGTGCGAGAATATCCTGTACACGTTTGAAGAACTGTCCAGCAAGTGTTGGTTTTTCTGAAGTTGGAATACGAAACTCCACAACAGAACATCGACTATGCAAAGGTTCTATGATACGGTTCTTGAAGTTACATGTAAGGATGAACCCACAGTTCTTGTGGAACTCTTCAATAAACCCACGCAACGCAGGCTGAGTTGATTGTGGATTTAGATAATCTGCCTCATCCAAGATTACAAACTTACGATTACCATCCATAGAAACAGTAGACGCAAAGTTCTTAATCTTGTTTCTGAGAACATCAATACCCGATTCTTCAGAACCGTTTATCATCATAAAGGTGGCACCGATTTCATTCAACATTGCTTTTGCAACAGTTGTTTTACCAACACCAGGCCCGCCAGACAGTAGTAGATTTGGAATATGTTTATCATCCACAAACTGCTGGAAGGTTTTCTTTAGGTCTTCAGTGAGAATACACTCACCAATTTTCGATGGGCGGTATTTCTCCACCCACAACATCACATCATTCATAATATATTTCCTTCTGGTTTAGGATGCTTCTAGAGCAATAAAGTATTCAACTGGTTTGTTCACATTTACAAAATGTGAGATACCTTTTTGAGATACTTCTACCTTGTAATCACCAGAAAGAAGTTTGAGGTTTTCTACTTTGAAATAGTAGGTGAAGTCATTTGGTGAATTTTCCCCAACTGCAACACTATAATCGTTTGATGTATCATTCTTACGATCAGTTACAGTCAATTCAATCTTACCACCAGCTTTGCCAGTCAAGACAACATCTGGAACACCAAGGACAGCAGATGCCTTTAGGATTTTATCGAATGTGCTTTGAGTAAAGACAAACTCCACATCAATAGAAGGCATTGTGATTTCTGTTTTTGGTGCAGTCACAATAGATGGATCACTAAACATATATGTGAGATTACTTCCACCACCCTCTTCATTTAGACTAACACTCTTCTCATCAAAGGATAGTATTGGGTCTTTAAACAAGGACAATGCAGACAAGAATTCATGTAAGTCATAAATTGCAAATTCATTGTTAAATGTGTCAGGGATAGTTGCTTTGGATACAATGTTCTTCATTGCAGACATTGTTCCAATTGTGTTACCATTCTTTACCAGAAGATTCTGGTTAATGGTTGAAAAGTTCTTTAGAACTTCACGAGTATCATTACTAAGCTTCATCAATATTTTCTCCATAAGTGTCGTGATTGTGAAGTGCCATTATACCATAATGGATCACCTTTAGCAAGTCTTTTCTGTTCTTGCCATCTTTTTTTCCGTATCGTTGTGAATATTTTAAAATATTACCAATACAGAAACCTTCTCCATGGCCCGAGTCCATGATGAATTCTGTTGCTTGAAATTTGTTGTGGGAGTAGTGTTGACTATATGTTTCATCAATATAATCTTGCAACTCTGCAAGAATCAAATCTTCTGAATACTTGTAGTCTATGTAGTCTTTATATATTTTCACAGTTTTTCATCCTAAGTTCAATTACACATAATATAACATAAAAGAGCGCCCCTGTCAAGAGGCGCTCTCACACATTTTACTTGATTTTAATCAGGCGAGGTTTCTTTTCCTCTGGAATGATTCTTTCAAGTTCAATGTTTAACAACCCATTTTCAAAGGTTGCACCTTTTACTACCACATCATCAGAGATGGTGAAAGTTCTTTTGAAGGCACGATTTGAAATACCTTTGTGTAGGTATGTTGCATCGTCCACAACTTCACTCTCATCTTTTTCTTTGGTTTTGATTGAAAGGACATTTTCCTTGGTTTCAATCTCAATATCATCCTTACCAAAACCAGCTACTGCAATCTGAATTGCGTAGTCAGAATCAGAAAGTTTTACGATATTGTAAGGTGGGTAGTTTGTTGTTGTAACAAAACTATCGTCAAATAGTCTGTCAAACATTCTGTCGAAACCGACAGAGTAGGTTTTAACCCTATCAAAAGGGTCTGTAAGAGCTGTATTTACCATTTGTTTCTCCTTTATTAAGCAAGATACAGTGTGATACCCATTCGGCGTATCACCATTATTTATAATGACGGTTTTTGGGGGGATACCGACAAACCCTAGTTTGCGACACAGAGTAGGTATATTTTGTGTCATCAGGGCGACTTACGAATTGCACCCTATATTATATATGCATGAAAGTGGAATTTTTCAACCCCACTTTCAAACTTTTTTATGCAGCCTCAGCGTATTCAATCGCTTTGTCGAGGGCATTCAACTTCACCTTACGGTTACGTCCATACCAAGATGAAACCAAACGTCCATCGTTAGAACGTCCTTGAAGGTGGTCTGTCATGTGAGTGACAGAGTTAAAGGCAGTCCACCAAGAACCTTGTGCAAAGTTAGCACCAGGCTGGGTATCCAAGTTCTCAAAGGCAATCTTTGCGTTACGAGAAGTGAAAGGAACTACATTGTCTACTTTCTCTTTTGCAGGCGCACCAAATACTTCATTGAAGTACTGGATTACGTTATCAGAAGTATAACGCTTTCCACCAAGGAATTCTGCCATAGATTTGTATTGTTCCATTTTCTCACGAGCAATACCCATCTGTTGTTTCACTTCATCTGCATCAAATGCTTTACGGTGATTTACTGTAACCATTTGGTCTGCATTTTGTGAAAGTGAAAGGGTAAGAGTGTTGTTACAAACCACACGAATTGGTGTCATACGAATGTTAATCGCTTTACCAAACTGGTGTGGGTTTGAGAACAAGAAGTAGTTCTCTGTTACATCACCCTTGAAGAGTTCAAAAGATTCTTTGGTTTTTGCAAGAGCCCAAACAATCTGTCCATCTTTCAGTGAACCAGCAGTGTGCATTTCCATGTCACCAGCCATCACATACTCATGGAAGAATTCAAACGCTTCTGAGTTTTGAACAGGGTTCCAACCTGTACCAACAACATCTAAAATAGAACCATCAGAGGAACGAACAAGTGCCTCTTTGTTCTTTACTACAGTACCAGATGGAGTCATCAGTTTTTCTTTTGTGACTGTCCAATCAAGTCCAGCAACTTTCTGGAATTGGTCTGGTGTGAGGTCTGCTTCAACCTTTGTACCAAGTCCATGCCAAGGAAGTTCACCAACATAGGCCATCTGTGCCTGTCCATTTACGATTTCAAGTTCGTGTGCCATAATATAATCTCTCCTAACGAGTTGTTTTCCTAACTTACCTATACAGTATATGTTGTTTTAGGAACAAAGTCAAGATGTTTTTAAAACTTTTTTTATTTTTTTCTTAGCTTTTTTCAATGCCATATCTAATTTCAGTCTAGATGCATACATGGTGAAGTTCTTACCTTCCATATGGTCATACTCATGTTGAAAGATTCGTGCAGTTATACCCGAAAATCCAGCGTTTCTTTCAATCCCATCAATATCCAAGTAACTAAAACGAATCACTTTAGGACGTTTCAAATTCAAGAACACATGAGGATATGTCAAACACCCTTCAACAAAATACTCTGTCTCTTCTGATGCCCATGTAATTTTAGGATTGAAGAAGATGGTTCCTTCTCTTTTGTCCATGTCTGTAATCATAACAAATGCACGAATGGGAAGTCCACACTGATTCGCTGATAAACCAATACCCCCATGATGTTGCATAGATTCTATCATATTATCATACAAATCTCTTGGTGTCAAGTCATATTTTTCTTTTAATTCTTCAAATGTGATATTGGGCAATTCCACACGCAAAAGTTCTTCAGTAGGCTTTAATAATTCATATATCATGTTCTTCCCCAAAATTCTATAGGTTTTACTTGTTCTGTGTCATGGAAGAGATACCAACAACAGTTATCTTTCCCAACACTCTTACTTCCTTCAATCCATTTAACTCTTCCTATACTAACAACTTTTTTCAACATTGTCAAGTAGGGAATAGATTGTTTTGTATGTATCCAATCTGCATCAAACAATAACCATGTTGGAGCTTGTGGTGCAAAGTGTTCAATCAGTGGATGAAGTATTTTTCGATTCCAAGGTGGATTTGTAATAATCAAACCACTCTTAACATTTACATCAAATGCATCCAACAACATAACGTCTTGACGTTGTGGTTCTATATCAGATAGGTGATTGCACACACCACCATGTAGAACCAGATGGTCGTACAACCTACCGTCACCAGCACACGGTTCAACAAAGGAGAACCACTCTGGCAAGTGTGCAACTAGAGGAAGTACAGCTTCATATGGAGTTGGATAGAAATCTCTTTCTACTCTTTCAAAATCACTGCGCTTACCCATTATACAACCATATGACTAAAGTTCTTTTCTTTCTTAAACTGAATGACACTTCTGAACTTGTCAATCAAAATGTCTTGTTTATGAGAAATAACAAATACATTCTGTTTATCAAAAGTACCCAAAATCTTTAAGAAATCATCTGTACCAGCAGTATCCAAAGACGAATCAAAAATCTCATCTAAGATAAGAAGATTTGTATTCGTTGAGTTTTTCATTTTTGCAATAGCTCTCCATGTAAAGAGTAGTGCAAGGTCGATACGCATCTTTTCACCTTCTGAGAATGATGCATAAGAAAACTCATCTCTAAAACGAGACTTGATTGTTTCTTGAAAGTTTTCATCAATATTAAAGTTGACAAAGAAATCCATTGAACTGAGATATGTATTTACCAACTTATTCATAATTGGTAAGTATTGTTTTACAATCTTTGTTTTAATGCCACTGTCCTGTAGAAGATTACGAGCCACATCAATATAGAACTTATCTTCATTAAGTTTTGTTTGTAGTTCTTCAATAACTTTGAGACTACCTTTAAGTTCATCTAACTTTGTCTTATCTTCATCTGATACAGAACCAGACTCATAGGTTTCAATATCTTTCTTTAAACGAGAGTTAAAGGTTTCAAGTTCTTTAATAGATGCACGAATTTTTGCAATCTCCACATCATGTTGACGAATAGTTTCCAGATTAATCAAAATAGTGTTTAGTCTATCCTGTTCTTTTTGTTCCATTGATTCGACTTGGGTGATTGCTTCTGTGAGTTCTCCAATTTTGGTTGTTCTGGAATCAATCTGCGTCTGCTTTGTTGAATTTGTGATTGTCTGTTCACATGTCGGGCATTCTGAGTTGTTCTGGAAAAAGTTGATTTGTTTCTCATGTTCTCCTCGTTTGTTTTGTAATGCAGATTCGGTTCTTGTTAGTTCTTTAAGTTTTTGTTCTCTTCTTGTCTTTTCCTCAATATCGACAGATAAGCTTTCCTTCTCATCAGAGAGAGTTTTAATTTTTTCTTCTTTTGCCGCAATGTTTGTTTCATTATCACTAACCTTAGTTTTATTTTCAGATATAATAGAACTCTTATTGTTAATTACATCTTTAATAAATTTCTCTTGCAGAACAATCTTTTCTTTTGTCAAGTCTCGTTGATATTCCACATTACGAATTTCATCATTAAGATCCTTTGTTTTACTTTTCAACAAAAAATTCATTAACGAGAAAATCTTGATATCCAAGATATCTTCCACCACTTCACGGCGGGCTTTGGTAGACAACTGCATAAATGGAACAAATGTAGAAGAACCAAGAATAACAACCTGTGTGAAAGAACGATAGTTCAATCCCAAAATTTGTTGTTCTAGATGTTTCTGATAATCTCTTGCATTCGCATCTTGATTAATCATTTGTCCACCAACCCAAACTTCAAACTTGTTTGGTTTGATGCCACGAATAACTTTTACCTCTTTATTACCAGCAGTAAACTCAACTTCAACCATAGCAGAACCACCGTTGACTGAGTTTACAAGTTGTCCTTTAGAGATATTACGGAAAGGTTTATTGAACAGACCAAAACAGAGTGCATCCAAAATTGTGGACTTACCAGCTCCGTTTTCGCCTATGATTAGTGTAGTCGTATTTCTATCCAACTGCACTTCAGTAAATTGGTTTCCAGTTGAAAGAAGGTTCTTCCAACGTACATATTTAAAAGTAATCAAAGTTCCAAATCACTCGCTTCTACATAGAGAGACTTCATCATGCTGGTGAGTCTCTTCTTATCCAAAGTAACATCAAGTTCATCAATGTATCTCTCAAGCAACGTCATCGTATCTTCTGCATTCTCAATGATTGCATCGTCTACATTTGTTGCATCAAGTTCACTAAAGTCCTCAACAATTTTTATTTCATGGGCTCCAGATTCAGATAGAACCTTGTCGATAAACCTATCGAACTGATAGAAATCTTTCTTATTAACAACCACAATTTTAACAAACTTTTCCCTCAATGTCAAGACATTAAAGTTAGAATAATCCATAGTGGTGTCATCATAATATACCTTTTCAAATATGGTATGTGGATTTAGAATGTATTCAAGTTCCCTTGTATCTGTGTCAAAGATATGGAAACCTTTGGTTTCGTTATGGTCACTCCATGTCATCTGATAGGTATTGCCAAGATAGTAAACCTGGCCGTCATCAGACTTCTTGTGAAAGTGTCCACTCATTACAGTGTCAAACTTTCTGAACATATCTTTTGGATAACCACCCTCACAGAAATGTCCAGCGTGCATCTCAAAACCATTCAGTTCTAAGTGTCCCATACAGATTTGTGCATAAGTCATTTCAATACTTCTCATTGCACGTTCATAGTTTTCTGCATTTATCCAAGGCATGAAATGAATACCGACACCATCGAACTCTTCAGTACATGGCCCATCATAACATTTGATATTTGGATATTTTTCCTCGCCTGGCCCACCAAGCAGT